AGCTTCATTAAAACTTTCTATTACTTTTTCATAACAATCTCTATGTATAAAAATATGTATATAAGTTCCTGTTTCCCATTCGACATAATCACCTGTTGATTTAATGTCAACTCCAACTATTCCATACTGAAGACCGCTTAAATCTTCACCACATATTTCACATGACATTTAATTTTTCTCCTTCTCTCTTTTAATCTTTCCCCTTAATCTTTATACTCCTTAACCTTTTAATAAAAAAACAATAGTTATTAATATAGACATATAAAATACTTTGTTATATTTTTTCATTGCCATTAATCACTCTCAGCTATTTAATTTATTAAACAATTGTTCTCTCATATATTCTTCATCTCGATTTGCTTTAACTTTACGCCACGCATCACTTGCCTTAATATCAAATCTATAAGGTTGAGTCATTGGAGATGTTTTAGGATTATCAAAAAACTCTCTAGCTTTTTCCCAATCCTCAAACGAATGAGTTTCAATTGATAGTTTATAAATCATTTTTGATCTAAACCTTCTTCTTTCAAAGCCTCTATTAATGTACCTAAGAAGAAATGAATACTCTTTAATCCATCAAAATCTTTTTCAGCAATCTTAATTATCTTTCTATAGGCTTGTTTCCCTAGAATACTATTTGCCCTAGAACCTAACATCATAGATTTTTGATAATTACTTATTTCAATTTTAATAGATTTTAATTCTCTAACTACTTCATTATTATTCACAGTCATTTTCTGCATCCTTCCAACTTTCTTTTGTAAGAGTTTCTTGAGTTGCATCACAATTTTTATTAGCGCACTTAAAAATAGCTTTTCTAGTCTCAGGAAATTTATCTATCGCTTCCCCTAATGGTGGCATTATTCTGCTTAAAGTAGTTTCCTGATGTACCCATTTATGCTCATAAGGTTTACAGTTCATATTATCTTTCCTCATCTTTACTATTTCACTTGTAAGATATTTGTTAAGCATTATTTTTCCTCATCTATTTTTACTCTAACTATTAATCTAGTGATAGAAGTTAAATCCCTTAACTCTTTAGCTTCTATTCCAAATTCTTTTTTATGACCGCACCATCCACACATTTTTATATCTCTGTAATAAGTTAACTTTGTAGGATAATATTCATTACAGGTTAAGCATTTGAATTTATGAATTCTCATTAGTTACCAACAATTTAATGCTATAGCTTCACCTGCTATATCAATTTCATTTGGCAAAGGTTTAACTGTAACTCTGACTTCACGTTTACAAGTTATACATATAGCGTCTGAATATTTCACATTCATTTTTTCTTTAGGTCTAAACTCTTCATCATTAAATAAATTATTCATGTGTGAGATTTTCCAATAATCTGTATGAATATCATCCCAATTCCCTAGAACATGATTCCTAGATTCAGTATGTTCTTCAGCCCTAAGTTTTAAATTTTTTAAACTATCTATTAAACCTAAATCTTTAAATACTTTTTCTACAGCATTATCAATATCTTCTTCTCTAATATGTTCTAAATCTCTACCATAATCTGAAACTAATTGTTCTACCCTTCCATAAACATCTAAATCTTCCCAATTATCCTCAAGTCTATGTTCTTGATAAACCATCCATTCATGAATCCATTCTTGAATATCATCAGAAAACTTTTCACATTCTTTTTCATAAAATGTATCTTCATCTAATATGCCTGATTCAAAAATAACTTGAGAAATATTATCGTCAACCCATTCACATAATTCATCAAAGCTATCATCACAATTTTCACAAGGCGTGATTAAAATATATTCAATCCACCCTACAGCCCAATGACTATTATTTATTACAAAATGATGATCACCTTTAATATGAGAATTTTCCCACGCGTCTAATTCTTCTTTTGTAGAATCAAAATTAACTTGATCCATTAAATCTGAATCCCTAGATTTCATAACAACTATATAAGAATCTGAATGATCATCACCCATATAATTCTCAGCCCTAGACCATTTCTCTAGATAATTTAATTTCTTCATATTTATTTATCCTTTAAAATAATTGCGGTTAATCTTAACTATCCCTATTAATTTCTTTTAAAAACAGCTTCTTTAAATTTTTCTTCATTAAATCTTTTGTTATCAGATTTAAGAAATTCACATAAACTATTTAATAAACCCCATGCTAAAGAATTAGCATCATAAGTATCATAAGATTTTGAATTAAATTCTTTATTAAAAACTTTTGCTAAACCTATGTAATCTTTTCTAGTCATCATTTCTAAATTCTTCCCACCAAGATTCTGCAATTTCAACAAAATTTACAGGCTTTAAACTACAATCATCAGGGGTTTTTCCATCCCAAATTATCCATAAAAATTGTTCTAATCTATCTGCACAATCACCTAAATTTTTACTTTCTTCAACTATCCCTAGAATTAAATTGTAAAGAGGTTCTACATTTCCAATCCATAAAGATGTATTCCAAGTTTCTCTATTTGTCCAACCGTTGTAAGTTTCTTTTTTCCACTCATCAAAAGTTTGAGTCATAATAATTTTTCCTTTTAATTATTCTTAGAGATTAAAATTATTTTTTCTAACTCATCTTCTTGAGAAATTATTAATTGATTTAATGAATCGAGATCATAACCTACATTAGTTAATTGATCTTCTATTTCATTTATTACACTTTCAGCTTGTGATTTTAATTCTTGCAATTCGCCTAGACCATCAAATAATGGTTCATAAATTTTATTTAGTTTTTCTATTAAATTCTTTCTTTCTAAGATAGACATTTTTAAACCCCTATTAAAATATTTCCCTTAAATAATCTCTACACTTTTCTAGAAACGATCTATCGTAATGATAAATTATTGTGTTTTTTAAATTCTTATGAGAATTACACATGTGATTAAAAATGTAATTACAATTTTTACATCTCATTTTTATTCCTCTTCTTTACATTTACTAAATTCACAATAAGCTAATTCAACATAATCAATAAAGAAATATTTTCTGTTAACAGTTGCACCAACTAGAAACATATCTTTATCGTAAACAACATTAATTGACGCTTCTAATTCTTTGTCTGAAATATCTATATCTACAGAATCTTTTAAATGTTCTAGATAATCTTTCATCTCATTATCAGAATCTTTTAAATTAATTACTTCAGAAGCATAAGATGGTAAGTATCCAAAATCCCCTGCTAGAATATGATTATGCACAATTATTTTCCTCTAGAGATTTTTTATTCTCTAACTTTGAAATGACTGCTTTTTCAAAATCTTGTAAAACTTTTTCTACTTCATCATCTAAAATATTTCTTAACTCTATTGCCTGATCAAAACTAAGGAATAATCCTAATTCTTCTTTTTCCTCAAGCCAAGTATTTTCCCCTTTAATTTCTACATAGATATCATTTTTACTCATCTCAGAATTAGAATTAATCCAATTAAAACTTTTAAATGAATATTCATCTACATGTTTTAAATGAACACTAACTTTTTCTATTTTTTGTTCAACCCTTAACATTGGATTCCCTTAAATATATATATAATTTTTATTAATTTATTTATTAATTTATTTATTAATTTTTTTAAGAGCAGTTTTAAATCTTGCTCAGGATTCCTTATAGGAAGGCTTAATTAATATCCTAAATACATTTGAAAACTAGGATTTAATGTGTAATATTTTTTATCACCAAACATTTCTACAAACTCAATAAAATCTATTTTTCCTAAACCATGATCCTTAAATATTTTCATAACATATTGTTTAGTAACTCGACCATTTCCATAACAATCTTCAAATAATTCTGAATAACTTACATATTTACCTTCAGGAGTTTTTCTCATTAAAAAACCTTCCTGATTAATTTCTTGATAAATCTTTTAAACTTACAATCAAAGCATGAATAATAATTACATTTATCGCACATTAAAATTTCTACATGAGATGGAATGTTAATAACTATTTCTAATTGTTCATTTCTCATTTTATTTTCCTATCTAAATCATGAGTAGGATATAAAATACAATCAGGATTTTCACACTTTAATATCATTCCTAGTTTAGAATAATAAGTTGAGATTAGAGATATAATTTCTAATCCACACGCTTTACAATATTTCATTTAGAACCTTCCTATAATTCTACTTGTCAATTAAAACCCTTAAATAAGTTAAAATAATTTGCGGTTAATCTATACTATCTTTTTAGTATCTCTAAAAAATTTAAATAAAATTTATTTTCAAATTTATTTTTCATTTTTTTTAAGAAAAAGAGTTAGGAAGTTTTTTAAATTTCCTAACTCGATTTTAATTATCCCTTTTTGCAAACCTCACTTTCGCAAAAATGACTTTCGCATACTTCAGCTTTGGAATTATTTTTATCAATCTTGTGATTGTTCATCCAATTCTTAGCCCTAGTTTCTAAAGCCTTTTTAACTTTTGATTTCCTATTTAATAAAGCTGTAGTAGCTAAATTAGTTTTAGAATTTTTATCCTCAATGTTACAGGCTATTTTAAATTCACCTAAAGAATCTTGTGATGGTTGAAGATTTAAACTTATCGCATCACCATTTTCAAAAAATTCCTGAAGCACATCTTTAAAATCCTGTAAATCATTTTCATTTATAGCATTGAAAATCTTCTCAGCTTTTTCGTCTAAGCCATCGTCGAATTTAAATGTACCTTTAGCTAAAATCCCACCTTGAGAATCTAGTGATACTCTAGCTTTATCATTATGTATAACCAAATGATAAATCTGATTATCTTGTGGATTAAAAGTTATTGTGGCATCACTTTTAATTCCTAACTCACTAAGTTTTAAAAACTCTTCCTCAGTTTTAAATTGTCCCACACCATTTATCAAAATATATTCTTTTGTTTCTTTTAGAGCGTGTTCTTCTAACACTTTTTGTACCTTCCTTCCTATAATTTATACTTTTTTTATATTTATTTATTTATCTAATATAATTACCATCCTTTTTTTATTTACTATTTATTTATTTATCTATAGATATTATAGATCCTATAGAGGCTCAGGAACATATACCATAGTGTTGCTCATAACAAATATGCACAATATACCGAACCCTAATTATGAGATAGGTTCTAACTGTACGCAAGTATGATATATATACCTAGCGGATGTCACTAAGAAAGGGCTTTATGATAAGATTTATCGGAGAGAAGGGAGAATATAAAAAGGATTAATATGGATACGTTAAAGAAGAAAGTTTTAACCGTATTGGCGATTGTTCTAACAGTCTCCTTAATACTGGGTGGAATTGTTGGATTGGCATTAAGTTATTTAAATCCTGTTCAATGGATTCAACCTTACCTTTCCCCATGTATTAATTATGTTGGATGTTGGGTTCACCCAACGCTACTCTATACGAGTTCTGTAATTGATACGTTAAATGCTAACTGGTTAATAACATTACCTACTTCTCTCGTGATTTTTGCTACAGGTTTACTTCAACCTGAAGCACGTAGAAACATACGTGCCTTTCCTCGTAAAGTTATCAACGCATACAAGAGGGTATGTATATGGAGAGATAAGCTATTCAGTTTAATAGAAAGACTGAATACTGAATCAGCCAAGTGGAAGAGAACTTTTAATGTACTCAAATCTCCCTACACATTACTTCGTGCATTCGGGCTAAGTCCACAGATGGCCATATCTCTCTTGGCAGTAGGGTCTACCGCAGGAACTGGAGTTATAGTTAACGAAACCGTCTTAGCGGAACGCTCATTTTCAAATGGAGACTCAGGTGTATACCTTGCTCCACTAGATACTCCTTCTTACTTTGACGATAAAGATAACACGTTAAGGATTAACCTAGGTGCTGTACCAGTAAGAGAGATTACTATTGAGAACGTATCAGCAGGAACAGTTTACTCAGGAGATGCTGCAGGAGCAAAAGTTTCTGCATTACCTGCAACCTGTGGGTCAAATGGAAGTACGGCTTGTACAGAAGCAGTTTTAATTTCTGGTAATCCTACCGTAGTTGATCCCGCGTTTACTGGAACAAGGCTACAGGTAGGTACATTTATAATTGAGAAGTCTAGATGTAAGAGTATGGACTTCAGCGATATAGATGCTCATACAATAGTTATAGAGCATAACGCCAGTGATGGGCAAAGTATTACCCAAACATCTGGTAACGCTAGAAATAGGGCTATAGGAGGGGGACATCATCAAGCAGAAGCTATGGTAACTAGTGGAGGTACATATGACCGCATATGGATTGACGCTCCTAACTCTGGGGTTAACGGAAAGATAGGTACATTAACTTTAAGCAATTTATGGACGAAGGGTGGAAGTTGTACCTTTAAAAACATGGACATAGGCGTATTAAAGATTTTACAGAATGAAGTTGGTAATGACGGCAACTTGGTTACAAAGGAGTTTCAAGTATCTGGAGTTACAGGTGCTAACTGGACGGTAACCGATAACGTGGAATTAATCTTCTCTGAACCTGCACTTGATAAGGGTAACGAGTAGGAATATAAATACATAAGAGGATATATGATCGAACAAAAAGAATTAGCTTCCCTAGAAGAACATTATGGTAAACCAATCCTTTCGGATGAAGGTGATCCTATCTGTGGGAGAGGAAAGAAAGGTGGTGGGGTGTGTAGATTTGAGGCAGGTTGGGGAACTGATCACTTAGGATACGGAGCATGTAAACATCACGATAGTGAAGAGAGAATGGATGTTGCTCTAGGAGACTCAGGGAAAGGAAGAGTTATATACAGTAATATAGCTCAAAACCTTAGACTGAGAGAACATCTACAATCAGAAGAGAAAAGAACAGAACTAGATAACCTTGATGGCGAAATAGTTCTTCTTAGAGCAATGCTTAAAATACTCGTAGAGAAGTATGGAGAGAAAGTAATCGATGACGAACTCTTTGACATACTGGAGGTTGGAACTGACTTTGATGCAGTGGATCAGCAAACAAGAAGTTTAGTGAACCTAGTAGACAAGATTAGCACTAGCATTAAGCGTAAGTATGAAGTCTTACAGATTGCAGGAAGCACCATCACTAGAGGGAGAGTACGTGAATACGTAGCTAGTATACAACTTGCTCTTGGTCAAGTCTTACGTAACGAATGCCCTCATTGCCACAAGAAACATAACCAAAGAGATCAAGCGATTGAAGCTATACGGAGAGTCGGAGAACTTTAATGTACGAATACAGGGTTAAAATTACAAGAGTGGTTGATGGAGATACAGTAGATGCCGAATTGGATTTGGGGTTTGATATTATCTATCGAGATAGAATCAGGCTTATGGGGATTGATACACCTGAGTCAAGAACGCGAAACAAGAGAGAGAAAAGTTTGGGACTTGAATCTAAAGCTAGGCTCAAAGAACTCTGTTCTATTCATAAGGGAAATATTTTACTCAAGACTGCTAAAGAAGGTAAAGGTAAGTTCGGAAGGATATTAGGAGATTTATACCCTATAGATTCTAAAATATCTTTAAATACAATGTTGGTAACTGAAGGACACGCTAGACCTTACTTTGGTGGAAGTAAAAATGAAACTGGAGATTGGACTAAAGAAGAAGGCGATTGTAATTGCGGAGGAAGAAAAGCATTTAGTCGCTGTACTGGAAAATGGTTTCGATGGACTTCAAGTGGTTATGTAGAGTTGGAAAACTAATGCCAAGACAAATAGCTGATACAGCGAGTATCTCTATACTGTCAGGTATGAAAGAACGATCAGTAGCAGAAGAACGAGCATACGATCACCCTGCTTATTTTCATGAATATGTATTCAATCAAACTCTTGCTACGTTCCAGTGGGAGATTATGGAAACGCTATTGGAAGCTCACGTTAATCCGAATAACTCTTCTGTTAATCCCCTTCTTATTCTTGCTCCTAGAAATCATGGCAAAACTTCTATTGCCGCTGAAAGTTTTCCTCTCTGGAAAGTTGGCAGAAATAGATTTGAGTTGGTTCAAATTATTTCTAGTGTTATTTCATTAGGGGTAGAGCGAATGGGAAAGATTGAATCCTGTATTCGTTTTAATGAAAGATATAAGCAAATGTTTGGAAATCTTTATCCTGAAGAACTAAATGATTACACATGGAAAGTTGATAGGATGGAAGTAGCTAGAGATCAAGCTCAAGCATGGGAAAGTGGAGATATACAACGTGATGCTACATTTGCTTGTTTTGGTATAGGTACAAGCGTGGAAGGTGGACGATCAACTCTTCAGATATTTGATGATGTTGTGAGTATGGAGAATACTCAAAGTGAAACTTCTAGAAGAAATGTTTCTACAAAATTCTGGATGTCTTTTGACCCAATGCTCATGCCTAAAGGACAACAGATATTCCTTGGTACGAGATTTCATTATGATGATCTCTATGCAGAACTTATACCTATATTAGATACAGATAGATTGTATACAGACCTTTACCCAAATATCTTGGAGGAAAGCTAATGAAGAAAAAGATAGCAATAGGTTCTGTATTAGGACTCACGACTTTAGCTATCGGTGGATTAATTTGGAAAATCAAGAATGTTCGTATGTGGCGAGAGATAGATGGAAGTTTACCTTTTCCTAGAGCAAAGAAACTTGGAGACAAGTAATGGACATTAAGAATATGAAAGTAATGATTGGAATCATTGTTGCAATCGTTGCTCAAGCCTTTGGAATGATTTGGTATATAGCCCAACTTGATTCCACAGTAACCAATAATACTCTTGCTATAGAAAGTCTAGAAGTATTTGATGATACTGACCTCCTAGAAGCAATTGAGGATTTTGATAACCGCCTAGATGATATCGAGAAGAAGCAAGCAATTATAGAAAATGAAATGAGGTCTATCATGTCAGACCATTCCAGTTTTAATAACATCCTAAAAGACATGGGTCAAAGTGGATATGGAGATACTAGACAGTATGGTAATTATGGTAACTGATAATGGGAGTTAGAATATATCGGGCAATCAATCCTGATGGTTCAGTCTTATGGGAAGAGGAACGCCCTAGAGAGTGGCTTGAGAAGAAAAAACGTTCTATGCCACCCTCATTATTTAATGCTCAATATCAAAATGATCCTTCTGGAATGAAGGGAGTTAAATTTGAAATTGATTGGCTTCACTTTTATGATGATGTGTCTATACCTCCTATACATAGATTAATAGGAGTCCAAGGTGGTGATCCTGCAACAAGTGAAGGAGAAAGTGCTAATTACTTTGGTCACTGTACAGCAGGGAAAGACCCTGAGACTGGAATAGTTTATGTGCTAGATTTTGCATATGGAAAGATAACTGCACCTAAACACCTTGAATTTCTTCATGCTCAATACGAAACATGGAGAAGAAGGGGTCTAACAATTAATAAAGTTATTCTTGAAACAAATGGGCCTCAACAGGCAACCACTCAACATCTTATTAATCAAACACGAAATGATCCTAGAGGTGCTATGCCTATTGATACTGTTAGTCCCAAGGGTTCTAAGGAACAGCGTTATGATTCTATTATTCCTTTTATAGCTAATGGCAGTATTAAATTCAAAGGAGAAAGGCGTGGGGATGATATGTTTATGAGTTCTGAAAATGGATTTAAAGAATTCATGCACGAGTATAGCTCTTTTCCTAGAGGGGGTAGAGATGATATTCTTGACGCACTATGGATTGCAGTTCATCAATTAACTTCATCAGTTGAAGCTGTTGCAATAACAGAAGAAGATGTTATGGAAGAAAATCAATATATAGAACCAATGGATACTCCAAGAGAAAGAGTTTTAAGTGCTTCTGCTCGACCAAGTTTATTTCATAGTAGAGGATTTAGGTAATCATATGGGTAAGTTAAAAAATGCTTGGAATGCTTTAACAACAACAGAGAAGGAAGCTGTTAGTTTCGCAGACACTACTGAACCTGATGAGTATTTGTGGAAAAAGATGGGAACAGGGAATAAGACTAATAATCTTCCTCCTTTAACTCAAGAACAAACATTAGAGTATGCTCAGTATTTTTATAAGAGTAACCCTATAGCTAAAAGGATTATTGATCTTACTGCTGAATATGTTATCGGTGATGGTATTAAATATGTAGCAGAAGATACTGCTGTTCAAGAAATACTGGATGCTCATTGGACTGATCCCACAAACAATTGGACTATTAATCAATTTACAAGAGTAAGGGATTTAGGCTTAACAGGAGAACAGTGTATACCTGTATATATTAATGAAAGTAATGGACACGTTACTCTTGGAAATATTGATACCGCAATGATTGATACTGTTATTGAAAATCCTCATAACAACATGAAACAACAGATGATCATATTGAAGAAGATTGCAGGAGAAGCATACCGTAGAGCTTACAAGATCATAGATATATCCAATGCTCCTATAGGAACAAAAGAATATGGGAGATTGGTGGGATTAAATTGTGGAGAGATTAAGGGTGGAGATTTTGAACTTGGAGATATCATTGAACCCAAACAGGGACGTAAAAAATATAAATGTAAAATAGCAGGTGCTTGTTTCTTCTTTACAATTAATAATCCAATGACTGCTGATAGGGGATGGAGCGATCTTCTTCCTGATATGGATTGGATAGACGCTCATGATCAATTCTTATTCTCTTCTGTAGAGAAAGCAATAGAATCCTCTAAGTATGTACTTGATGTAACTTTAACTGGTAAAAACGAACAACAGATTAGAGAGTGGTTAAGAAACCAATCAGCCCTAAAACCCGGTCAAAGATTTGCTCATAATGAAAACGTCACACAGGAATTTAAGACTCCTGATTTACGTTTAGAGGATAGTGCAAGTTTAGCCTCAGTATTAAAAAACCATGTTCTAGCAGGGGCAGGTTTACCTCCTATATGGTTCTCTGAGTCCTTAACTTCTCGTGCTTCTGCTCCCGAAATGACTGAACCTGCATATCGCCACTTGAAGATGAGGCAAAAACATATTTCTTACATAATGAGTAGGATATTTAGATTTGTCCTAGATACAGCAATAGTGTATGGACGATTAAGACAAGATGGTCGTTATAGCGATAGAAATCTTGCTAGTATTGAATCTGCAAGTTTTTATCTCCGAATGCCTGAAGTTTCCTTTAGGGATCAAAGGGCTAATGCAATTACTTTAAGATCAGTATCTACGGCTCTTAAAGATGCAACGTCTAATGGCTTCATAGATTTAGAAGAAGCTAATAGAATCTTTAAAAGATATTTAGGGCTTACAGGAATTGATACAGGAAAAGATGAACCTGCACAAAAACGTGGGGTGTATGATGTAGATACAACTCTAAAGGAATTGTTCCAAACAACTACTGAATCTATTCATATTAATGATTTTACTTATTATCCTTTTCCCGATAGAGTAAAATAAAGTATACTTTGTTGACAAAACTCTAATTTAAGAAATAAAATCGCTATAGTGCTTTAGGGGTTAATATGCCAGAAAAACTAGAAGATTGCGTTAAAGATATTTTAGCTGATCCTGATTTTGTACCTGAAGAGGGACATGATAGAGAGGATGCGGCTTATGCTATTTGTACCGCAAGAATGAAGTTAGATCAGGTGGAACAAGAGGCAATGGCTCATTCTGATTATGTAGAAAGTACACAGATGATTAAACGTACTCTTCAATTTGAAGCTAGAGCATTAGATGATACAGGAAGCGATTGGCGTATTCGTATTATCAATGCAGGAACATCAAGAAATAATAGAGAATATCCTTTAGATGTTCTTCATAGAGATGCGTTAATTTTTGAAGGAGTTCCAGTTCATGCAGGAAATGGTAGAGATCATTCTCCTGAAGAACGTGGCGTTAAAAGTATTGTTGGGTTTATTAAAAATGTAGATCGAGTTCCGGAAGGACTTGATGCTACATTTCATGTTTCTGATCCAACTCTAAGAGATACTCTTCTTGATTTACATAAGGAAGGAGTATTAAGTTCTGTTGTTGGATTTAGCATTGTTGCTGAAGGACGATGGCAAAGTGATCAGGTAATGAAGTCAGAGCGAGCAATACAGCTAGTACGAGCCGACTCTGTAGATTTGGTTAGAGAACCTGCCGCAGGGGGTAAATTCCTTGCAGTTGCAGAGTCAGAAGAAGTTATCCATAAAGAAGAAGTCATTAATACAATTCCTTTTAAGGAGGGAAAAACAATGGAAATAACTGAGGAAAAGTTACAAGACCTTCTTGCGGAAGCCTCCAAAAGGGAAGCCGTAAAAGAAGTTATAGAAAGTGAGGAAGTAAGTAAGGTTGAAGAAGCTCTTACTCAGCTAAATTCCACTCTTCTTAATTCAGCGATTTCAGGTGCAGGTTTACCTGACATTGCAGAGAATAGAATTCGGGTTCAATTTGAAGGTGGATCATTTGATGCTCCTGCTGTTCAGAAAGCAATTGCAGACGAGAAAGATTATCTCGCTAGTTTAAATAAGGTTGCTGTAGAGAACGTCACCACTAGTAAGACTGAAATTATTGCTGATGAGGGTGACAAGAAACTTGCTCGACTGGATGCTTCTTTCACACCATCTAGAGTTATAGTAACTAAAGATGGAGAGAGAATTAAGGGATACCGAACCTTTACAGAAGCATATTGTGATTGGACTGGAAAGAATCCTTTTGAAGTTGGACGAGATGAAGTTTGGGAAGCATGGATGAATGGCTCAAGAGGTTATGCGTCTTGGCGTGAAGAAGCTGTTAGTAGGCTTTACACAGAAGCAATAGGTACATCTGAATGGGCAGAAGTTGCCGCAGACAGAATGCACAAAGCCCTGTTACAGAACTATGTTGATCTGCCTCAGTATCAAGATTGGAGAAAAGTAGCAAAGGTTATCAGCGTTAATGATTACCAAGCATACAGAGACATCAAAATTGGTGGCTTTGCAGATTTGGCAGTTGTTGCAGAAGCAGGTACATATGCTAACCTAACCAATCCTACAGATGAGGAAACTTCAGTTACCATGCAGAAGCGTGGTGGTATCGCTTATCAGATAACACGCGAATTGGTGTTGAATGATAATATCGGTGCTGTAGCTGAGATACCTCGTGAACTGGCTCGATCTGCTGCTAGAACTCTTTATAAGCAGGTCTTTAATATAATGGGTGACAATGATCACACTTATCAGCCTGACTCTGTAGCTACGTTCAATGCTGCTCATAATAATATTGGCACTACTGCTCTTTCTATTGCAGGTCTGAATGAGACATCAATAGGCATGAGAAGTCAGACTAGATATGGTGCTACCGCTGATGTGCTTGGAGCTGCAAATGCACCTAGAACATTGGTTGTGCCTAATGAGCTGACTAGCTTGGCAATGAGGATTTCAAATCCATCTGCTCACGTTCAGGTCGAGTTAACTGCTGATGCTGATACAGATATAGATGCCGCACGATTCGCAGGATTAGATGTCATAACAGTTGACTACTTCACTAATGCTACTCAGTATTTCACCGTTGCTGATCCTGATGAAGCCGCAGGAATTGTGGTTGCATTCTTGAACGGTAACGAAGAGCCTGATCTGTTTATACAGAATGACGAGACTCAAGGTGATACATTCACCAATGATGTACAAAGCATTAAAGTAAGGCACGAGTTCAACACAACTGTTGCTGACTTCCGACCGCTTTACAGGCAAATTGGGTAAACCCTTAACGGTTAACTCCCATAGTTAAAAGGGGAGAGGGAGGTAAAATCTCTCCCTCTTCCCTTTATTTTTTTAGGAGATTTTTATGGCTACAGAGAAAACTAAGACAAAAGCAAAAAAGACTACACCAAAGTCTGAGGCTTGTACTTGTTCGGTTTGTGTGAAAGCATCAACATCGACTAAAGAGTCTTATATAGCGAAACGAAAAGCTAAGTGTTTAAATAGATAGGGGAGAAAAGTAATGCCAGTTAACTCATTAGTTAAAACTGTATCAACAGCAGGTACAGCGGAGAGAATTTCGGCTACTCCAATATTTGTCACTACGGTTACATTTAGGGCAAGTAAAGGTAATACGAATGATGTTTATATTGGGGACAGTGGTGTTGGAAATTCTTATCCTGATTTAGACGCAAATCAAACAGTAACTTTTGCAGCACCAACAATTGCGGGAAATGTGGAAGGTATAGACCTAAGAAGTATTTGGGTAGATGCTGACACAAATGGTGAGGGAGTTGATGTTTGGTACAACAGTTTATAGGATAAAGGAATAGATATGAGTGTTAATGATTCCCTTAGAACTCTTTATTCCGCACAAGCGATTAGTTTAGCAGATACTTCATCCTCTTCTATTGAAGTAGGAAGAAGTAGTGAGGTAACTATTTATATTAAAGTTACAGCCAAATCAGGAACTAGTCCTACTTTAGATTTAGATGTTGAGACTTCACCTGACAATGAAGATTGGCATAAAGATTCTTCCATTACACAGATTAGTGACCCTACAGTTACTTACTATGCTGATGCAGTTAAAGTAGCCAATTGTATTGGAAAATACATTAGGTTACGCAGTACAGCAGTTGGTGGGAGTGCTACTCCTAGTATGACTGTAACAGCTAGAGTGGTGGCAAAAGGATAAAGTATGGCAACAACTTTAGAGACAGTTCGTGCTGAAGTTAAAAACATTACTGGAACTTTTCCATTCTTTACTGGAGAAAATGAAGTTGGAGATGGAGTTATTGATCAGTCTATTCAACAGGCGATTAATAATTTTAGTAGAGATGTCCCTAGAACAATAGTAGAAAGCGAGGTTGGTGATGGTGGAAAATATTATCCACTAAGCACTCTTGCCTCTTGGGAGGATGACTTTTCTTTAATAACTGCAATTGACTATGATTCAGGTGATCGCATTACTGGAGATGAGTTACCCCAGTTCCTTTCAGAAGATAATGGTGATTGGCAATATTATCGTAATAACAGTACAAGATATTTTGTGTTACCTAACCATTCACCTGCCGCAACAATAACAATGATGATCACATATACAGCTAGACATAGTTTAGATTCCACCTCTTCAACTATTCCTACGCAATACGAGAAAGCTGTTGTTTATTTGTCTGTAGCAGAACTCGCTTCTACGCTTTCTTTTCATGCTGAGAAAGCAATAGACCCTCCTGCCGGAGCAACTTATATTTCTATGAGAAATAAATCCAGTGGATTCCGATCTGTTGGAGATCATTTTAGAGAAAAGTATATTGATGAGTTGGGAGGTCAGGGAGTAGTTGGTGCAAGTTTTTGGAGAGATTTTGATCAAGAGTTTGCAACTGGTGAAAAATATTTTTACCATAACTACGCAGGTAGCTAATGACTACAGGAAATGCCACACCAACAAATGTTACGTTAAAAACAAGAGCTGTTATTGAGGATGCCTCTGCAAAGATTTTAGATTCCATTGAGTGTAAAAATATTTTTATGGAAGACTTAGAGCCATTAGTAACTACACAGGCATTTGTGGATATGTTACGAATAAATGCAGGGTTAAACCAACCTCATTATGAAGGATGGTTTTTACATCGTAATGGATTTAGACAAGATTCTAGTGCTGTAACTAATGCTTATCAATACGATACTGTGCATGATATGATTGTGACAGGATTGGCATTTCATGGCTCATTCTCAGAAAGTTATAAGTACATACAAGATAAAACAGAAGAATTATTTTGGACGTTAGAAAAAAATAAGAATATGTTAGGCAATGAAACAATTAAGTACATCGAAGGGATGAGTGTTAACTTTTCCTTTGAGCAGTTTGGAGAGATGTATTTATATCGTTCCCAAACTTCTTTTACTGCCCATAGTTTAATAATAGAAACTGACGGTAGAGTTTATACGAGTTAATGGAGGATATACGATATGGCAATTAGATCAGCAACAGAGCAGGTAACAATTGGCTTGCAAGCAAGCATTGGTGGTACAAGTGCTGTCAATCATATAGTTCCTGTTAACACAGGTAGCTTTTCAGCAACGGAAACCTTTGAAAACATTATGGACACAGGAAGACGCGGTTCAGAAGCTATGGACTTTAACTCCTTTAGAGGTGTTGGTTCTACTGAAATTACTTTTGAATTTCCTATGATGTATGGAAAGGCAACTCCAGGAGCCGGTGGTAATGGAGCTACAGGTTCTGTATTAGGTATTTTAGTTAGGAATTTACTTGGAACGAATATAAATAGAACAGCTCTAGGTGGTGCAACAACTGCAACTAGAGCAGAAAATTTAGAAGATAATTCTGCTGCTGCAACTACAGGTTTTGCAACTTACTTTAGGTTAGCTAACGGTTCAGATTATGCACAAGAGTTTCTAACTGTAGGAAGAAAACTAGAGGGAACAAATTTAGATACGTTGTATTATGACTGTAGAGTTACAGAGATAGGTATTTCTGCTAATGCAGGAGAAGGGCCTGTAATGATTACAGCAAATCTTACAGGACAACCGTTCACTAAGTCAGCCGTTACTGTTAATACAAGTTACTTTACTCAATCAGAAAAAATTGCATTGGGATGGGAAAACAGTATGATTGATACCGTTATTCCTACTGGTGCATCAAAGGCTCTTAGTCCTTGGTTATTAGGGGTTAACCTCTATTCTACTAATGGCACTAATGCCGCCAATAGAATGATTAGTACAGAGATAACTATGACTAGAGAGGCAACTCCTGTTTATGGATTAGGAAATACTAATGGGTTTAATAATCTTTATATGGGGCCATTGGGAGTAACCTTTAGTGCTACTGCTCAACTTAATGAATCTGAACTAGAGAGAGCAAGAGCAGGTATGCCTTTAAATGATAGTCTTAGTGGATTCACTTCCAGTAAAACAATATTTGGATTTAGTTCAGGTACAGGTGATGGTACTGCAACTGCCGCAGAAACAAGGGCTTTATCTATTGGTATGACTGCTGTTACTGCATTGGAAGCACCTTTAGTTTTGGATACTTCAGGGGCATATACTACTATTGCGATATCAGGACGAGCATTAGCTACAACTGGAGATTTGCCTTTAAGTGGAGATGCCTATACTGGATCGAGTAATCCTAGAAGAAGTCCTGTAGAAATTATGTTGATTGAACAAGGAAAATCAAATACTGTGAACACAGGTAGACCTAGTTATGGTGGGGATGCAACAGTTTAATCTAATTTAGTCTCCTCTCTCTTGCACATGATATTGACGAATATCATGTGCTTTAGTAAAGGTTACAGTTAGAGTGTAAGTATGGTATCTCAAATAGAAGTATTAGAAAGGTTAGAAGGTGAAGGTTACGAGATAACCAAAAGAACTCTTGGTTACTGGAGAGGAAAGGGTTTGTTGCCACCATTGGAGAGAGATGGTCAACAGTATTATTGGGAAGAGAATGTAATAGAGAGAGTTAAGGATTTATGTAGCAAGAGAGAGGAGAGTGTTCTATGTGAGATAGAGTTGGAAGGAATTAAATTTCCTGTTGAGAGAGTTGAGATAAAGAGATTTAGAGGAGAGTTAAAAGCTATCATTTATTTAGAAGATGGTCGCTTTATATTAAAGAAAGTAAGAGAGGAGTTTATTAATGCCATTTCCATCAGCTAGAAAAAAGGTAACTTTAGAAGAAATTGATTGTCCTGAATATTGGTGTGAGTTTAAAACTATGACAGGAATGAAATACAGGGATGTTAAGAAGATGATTAACTCTACTGATGCTAATGATGATGAGGCTGATCATGTTGGTAATCTTTTAAAACAAACAATTCTTTCTTGGAATTTACCTGAAGAAGATGGTGGTGAGGTATTACCTATTCCTTCTCAAGATGAAACTTCTGCAGAAAGACTTCCTAATATTGTCGTTAACTTTTTAGTTGAACAAATATCTGGTTCAGATGGGAGTGCTGAAACTGAAAATTTAGAATCAACCTCCTGAACTCATTTACTTCAGGGGGAGGATCAATACCAGAAGAATTTTGGGAAGTATATATAGCACAAGAGTTTAACACTACTCCTTGGGATGTAAGGGAAAATGCTACATTTGGAGATGTGAAATTAATAGAAATTTGGTTAAGGTCAAAAAGCATGGGAGAAAAGGTAGCTAATCAAAGAGCAAGGGCAAAGTCAGCTAGTAGAGTTGATTCAGGTTCTAGCCCTAGAAGGATGCCTAGAGTAAGAAGAAGATAATGGTTTCTGTTCAACTAACAATGCAAACAGATGATTCGTTAGACCTATTCATTAATGAGTTAAATGAAGTGGATACCGAAGGTATGCTTGTTATTTTAGAAAGAGTTAAACGAGATATTATTAGATTTTTAATACAAAGATATCAAGATCAACCACAACAAAAAGGACATGGGCTTACGATAGAAACCACAGGATATCTTGAAAAGGCTTTAAGAGAGTGGCAAGTTTTAGAAGATGCTGATGGAGACGCTAGACTTGTTTGGAATGGTGGACAAATGTCTGCTGTTCAAGAAGGACAATATGTTTCTACACCTTGGTCACAGATTTATTTTATAAATAAAGGTAGAGCAGGATGGGGTGGAGATAATGATGACTTTGATGATGTTCAAGGATTTACTGCTTATGGTCAACCTAAAAATTCAGAAGGTAAAGTAGACTTACAAAAGTATTTAAACAGAAAAGGTGGAAGTAGTTCTGATGTAGGATCAGGGACATTTGTTAGCCCTCGTAGTGCAGAGATGTCTCACCAAGAGGGATTAATTGCTGATAAGAAAAGAAAGGCAGGATTTGATCCTGATGAATTAGGAGCATATAGATTAGCTATATATGAATGGTCGCAAACAAAAGGGCTTAGTCAATATTGGGCAGCTATTGCAAATAAGATAGCTAAACATGGCTCACAACCTTCTATACCTTCATTAACAGAGGAATTACTTGGAAGCACATTCCCAAGTGGGGAAGCAACAATGGGAAAATTATTGATTGATATAATAGGTAATGCGGTTAAAGATTATCTTAATCAAGCAATAACTCCCCAAAAAGGTAAGATGGGACAAGCGATTCCTATTGCTAATGTTTTCATTAATATTGCAGGAAGATGGCAAGTAGCACAGGGACAAACTATTACAATTGGAGAGAAGGTGTATGGGGGTGGAAAATTTATTCCAAAAGGAACATACGGTCAAACTTCTGAAGGGCTTCAGATTACTTAGGAGACAGTAATGACATCACAAAATAATGTTGTAATTTCAGCTAAGTCTCAGGGCATAGCCCAAGTGATGAAAGAGATTAATGCGTTACGTCAATCTCTTAGGTCTTTAAATCAACAAGGTCAACAGGCTAAATCAACTTATTCTGAAAGGCAACAGAGAGCCAAGGAACATCTTACTGATCGCAGAACTAAAACTGGAATACGTAAAAGTCAGCCAATTGCATCATCTATTGCCGGAAGAGGATTGAATGTAGCGGAAGCAGGTGCAGTTGCAGGAATGCAAGGTGCAATTGATCCTGCTTTAACTGGACAACAAAGAGCTATACAAACCATGCAAAACATAGCCGCAGATGAGATGCTTCCTGATTCATCTAAATTTGGAAAAGCTGAAGCAAAAGCATTTGATCAGATGAACACTCAGTACGATAGGGTTGTTGAGAAAGGTTCGTTATATGAACGTCAACAAAGAGAACTTGGACATGCAGCTAAAATATCTGCTAAAGAAACTTTAGGGCTTAGGGTACAGATAGAGAAACTAAGGGCTTCTCAGTCTTTCCAAACTAATGCTACTTCAGAACAAGTTAACCGCTTAAAAATGTTAGAAGCACAAATGATTAAAATGCAAGCTCAAGCTGTTAAGAATACAAGTTCTTTTCAGTTTATGGCAGGGGCAAGCGTTTTAGTTCAAAGAGGCATTAGGAACATTGGAGCAGCAGCTCAAGGTGCTATGTTAGCAATGAGCATGTTAAATGGGGATGTTATGGGTATGGCCTTTAGCTTAATCTTCTTACAATTTGCAGCTAACCTTCCTGTTGCCCTTGGATTTGGAGCAATTGCTATAGCAGGTGTTTTAGCATTTAAAGCTATTAAAAAGGTATATAACACTAAGAAAGAAGTTCGAGAATTTACAGAGGCTTTCAAGATAGCTACAGGTAACGTAGAAGCATATTCTCTTGCACAGGATAGAGCAGGAGATGTTGTTGCTTCATTAGGAGTTAAAGGAGACGAACAAAAAGAAGCTATAAAAGTTGCTACTAATGCCATTATGGATATGGAAATGAGGAGGCAGAAGGTAACTACAACTTCTATAGGGGTCGCAGTTAAAGCATGGCTTGTTGCTGGAAGAACTGCTAAGGATGAAGCTGAACGTCAGACTACAGCTCTTGATGCAGTACAGAAACATATGGAAGGTAACCAGATGACAATTAATGGTTACGGATATGATCTTAAGAGGTTAAATCAAGCAGCTACCAGAGAGTTAATTCAGTTAGGTGGTAGCTTTATGGCATACGGTAAAACCGTAGAAGAAGCCATGATAGCTATGGGTGCATCAGAGAAAGAGCTTCAAGATGTTTCTCATGAAATGCTTCAGATGACTATGGCTGATCTTTTTGAATCAACTATAAGTCATGATGAATCGAAAAATAAAATGATGCGTTACTTCAATGACATGGAACTAGAGTACGAAAAGGATTATGGAGAACAGCAAGAAAGAGTCTTAGGAATGATTGAGGAGTTCGACAAAGAGAATGACGCTAAAGAAAAATCTGTAAGTAGGCTTAAAGGTGAAAGTGAAAAAGAGATTTCTCAAATGTGGGCAGGTGTTGACCAAAAGCGTTTAAGTAATGAGAGATTGATGGATTTGGATAGTATGTATGTAGAATCTTTTAAAGAAACAGTTGATGAGATAATAACTGATATGAAAAGACTAGAGGATGCTAGTACACAAGCTCCTTCCTTCTTAGGATTTAATAAATCGCAAATGGCTCAATGGAAACAAGATACAAGCAAGCAGTTATTGCACGAGAGAGATAGAGAGTTCAAAACAGGGGAATACTTAGGAAAAGATACGTTTACAGAAACATATGGAGGAAGTCAGGAACATTTCTCTATGGAGTTTGATGGAACAGGTTACAGCGAAGAAATAGTTATTACAATTGAAGATCAGACAAGAGGGGGACTAGATGTTACTCAAACTATTGCAAAGCAAATGGCAGGAGTAGTTACATCATCTGTTGGTATGGCATCGGAGTCGGGTGGGTAATCAATGGCAATTACTATAACAATAAAAGGAGTAGATGTAACAGATTTTACTGACTTTCAATCAGTAGCTATTGTTGACACTATGGAAGTAACAGGGGATACCATGTCCTTTACTCTATACATGACAGCAAGCAATATATTTGGATTACCTGTTATTCTTGCTTGTGGAAATGAAGTTATATTAACTGATGATGTTACAAAAGAATTTGCAGGAACAATTACTTCAATTTCAAGAAATCTTGGTGAAGGTAATCAAACAGTTTCATATAACTGTACTGCAACTGATTATAGCTATATGTTAAATAGACGTTATGTAAACGGCATATTCTCAGCTAAAGCTATTACAGATGGTAGTGCTGATTCTATGGTTAAAGATATATTAGAGCATCTAAAAAATGCTGCACTGTCAGATACCGCAGGTGGAGATTATTACTACAATACATTTGTTGCCAATATGTCTACTCCTTACCTTATGGCAAATGGGCCTCAAGTAAAGAATCAAATTTATCAACGTGTTCTCCCTGCTCAAGTCTTTTCTGACTTAGCTGAAAATACCGGAATGATTTGGTGGATTGATTTCGACAAGAGAGTAAATTTTAGATCTACTACAGAAATGCCAGCTACATTTTTACCTGTAGTTGCAGGGGGAAGAGGAATATATGTTGAAGAAGATGTAACTAATTTTAGTAATCTTAGTGTAGATGATTCAGCAGATGGGGTGGGAACAAAGGCTATTATTAAAGATGCTGTAATTCAAAGTACATCTGCTACAGAAGATCAATTTAAAATTAATGATCTACAAGCTGTATCAGTTGCTGGTGGTGGGAAAGGGGCAAAACTTGCTTTAACTCGTAAGCCATTTTCAGAAAGAAGTATTACTAGAGTTATAAATTTAACTACTGGTGCTGTTTATGTACAAAAGTTAGAAGATATTGCAAGAGAGGCAAATGATCTATCTCCAAGTGTAAATGCTGATGATCCTTCAAAGTTTGATTGTTTTATTTACGTTGGACACCAAGGAAGAACTGGTGGTTCTTACGTTAGAATTCTTCCTGACTCATATTCTTTGAATGATGAGATTGAAGTTGAATATCAATATGTAACTAACGATGAACATGAAAATATAGATATAGATCAAGTTGAGGTTCAAGCTGAAGCTACTGGTGGGGACGGTTTTCATGAATTTGTTTTTACAAAGAAGAGTGAAATTGCTGTTACAGATGTAACCGATTTAGATATTGTTGCTGATATTTTATTGGCTCGTAAAAGTAAAGTATTGCGTAAAGGTTCTTTTAGTTCTCTTACAAAAGGATGGCAAGCAGGACAAATATTTAAATTAAAATGGGATAGAGAAAGTATAGAAGAAGATGTATGGGTAATAGTTTTAAATAAAACAATATTAACTCCTGCTAATGATCCTTCATTAAATGATAATATTATTCAAACAGAGGTACAATTTTCTAACATACCAAGGGGGTTAAGACTGTAATGCCTGATAATGTTGGAGATGAAAATGCGTTAGCTACATTTATGACAAATATTTATACAGAATTATTTGTCAGTAGTCCATCTAATCCTAATGCTCCGATTAATACCACACAGCACCTACGCAAAGAATTTTTAATGGACGATAAAAATATTGAAGTTGTTCAGACTCCACAGTTAGGAAATAATAATTTTTGGGTATGGGGAATTGCAGGTTATAGCGATACGCTTGTATCTACTGGACTTGCAACTATGCCTTTATCTGCAAGATATGAAGGAACTGCAAATTGGGGATGATTACAGAATTTAAACCTGAACCAAAAGATAGTTTTATTGATGGCATTAAACCACGCGGTTATGTTCACTGGGAATTACTCGATGAAGAGGACAATATTATTGAACGTGGATATGGAGTGGGATCACAATGGTGGTTAAAGTTTATTCCCAAGTTTCTACATAAATTTTTACCTTATGGGAAACAGAACGCTATTGTTGATACTTCTAGGAAACGTATTACTGATTGGGTGGCAGGTGGTTCTGCTCCTCCTGTACCTAACTATGTTGCAGTAGGAACAGGTGTTACACCAGTAGCCGCCTCAGATACCGCCCTAGAAAATGCTATTCCATATACAGGAGTAACAGCTACAGCAAAAATAGCTGATACCACTTCTATATTCGGAGAGATGGCTGTAAGGTATGTTACTTCATTTAATACTAATGAAATAACTACAGGTGCAAGTAATGTAGATATTAAAGAATTTGGTCTTTTTACAGGTACGGATTTATCAACAGCAGATATGTGGGCAAGAGTAAATGTTAATATTGATAAAAGTCCACAACAGAAAGTAAACGTATATTGGTATCTAGTTTTTGAAAGGAGGACAGGATTGGCTATTAAAAGTGGAGAGAGCATTGGAGCAACAGGTTCAATAACTGCTAATACAGCTAGTACCTTATCCTTTGCATCTCAAGTAACAATATGTACGATTCATAACAATACAGGGCAACCGTTGTATGTAAAGCTAAATGGTGTTTTAGTAGGAACGCCACCAACAAACTATGACTTTATATTATTAGATGGTCAAAGTTATCTTCAGAGTGATGAAGAAATTGCTATTAATACTGTTGGTGTATACGTTAACGCTACTATCACTATGCCTAGTAATACAATAGTTGTTAGGGGGTGGTAGATGGCTGTAACAATTGTTCCATCATTACTACATGCAGGTGCTGTATCTGCTACAGCTTTTGAGATAACAGGTGGAGGGGGAATAGAAATAAACCCTGCTACTGATGTTGATTCTAAAATTCAGTTTAAAATTCAGGGTACTAATCATTTTACTATGGGTGTAGATACTAATACTGCTAATAATGATTGGGTGTTAAGTATAGGTGCTGTATTAGGGACTGGTAATGTTTGGTCTGTAGATGGTGTATCAGGAGTAATTTCTTTTACTGGTGGATTAAGTTATACAGGAACAACATGGAATGGTAACGCTGTACAGGAAACATACGGTGGAACTAATCAATCTACATATACTCAGGGAGATTTATTATATTCATCTGCATCTAACACATTAGCTAAATTAGCTTTAGGAAATGCAGGAGATCAGTTAAAAGTTAATGGAGCAGGAACTCAAGTTGCTTGGGAAGCCGCAGGATCGGCAGGGGCATCAGTTGGTTTAGCGGCTGCTTTAGCAATAGTTTTATAAGGAGAATTAAATGGCGAATCCACCTGACATAGTGTCTGTTGCTCATATCTATGGGCAGAATCAAACGACAAAGTTATCGGCACTTACAGCCACATCTATCATGGATGCAGTTCCTACGGATTACACCCATAAGGTTAATATGATAATCGTTTCAAACATTGATGGGTCAAACGCTTGTGACATTGATATTTATATAGATGAAAATACAGTGGCAACTTATATAGCCAAGACGATAACAATCCCTGCCGATTCATCTCTTAGCCTTATAGATACACCGTTATATATTAATTATCTTGCAACTGGTACAGGAAACAGATTAATGGCAGTTGCTCAAACTGTTGATGACATAGATGTTGTTGTTAGCTATGAAGCGATTACGGATGTTGCTTAATGCCTGATTATCGCATTCCAAATAATGCTAATAATGATGCCAATGGCATGTGGAAATTAAATGCCGTCCAAAGGGCTAGAAAAGGAGAAGAATGGCCTGACTCCACTTTTGCTTTACCTAGAACACAGCACTATTTGAGAAGGGCTACATATGGTTCTTATTATCCTTATGGACAGATTCATCAGGGAACAACTTCTAGCTTTGCAGGAATGCCCAACAACTATCTTGAATACACTCATAGCGGAACTGCAGGATACTGGGTAGGTAACAATGACTGTGATGCCTTAGTGATAACCGCAGGAGATGCGGCTTATGCTCCTAAACAGCTTTGGCAAATAAATGGATTTACTTTAGGAGTCAGCACTTCTTGGAGTCCCTTAACTTCTCTAGGAGGATATGTATATGTTGGAATCTTTCAAGGGAACAGCTTATTAGACGTAGATAGATTGTATTTACATTTATATAGTTCCTTTACTATTTATGGAAATTACTTAGGTTATCGTGGTGGATATATGTATGAGATTCCTGTAACAGCTTCAACAGGAGATACCCTACCAGTATTAGAACCTAATACCGCATACACCGTAGCTGTAGGAATGAAGTATGGATATTATCAACCACTTTATGAGGTAGAAACTTCTCGTGCTATAACCAGTGATAGCTTCACAACAGCACAAGGAAGAACTTTTGCATACGCATTTACAGATGTGAGTTCTTTTAATGGAAATTCTCTATATGGTTTTAATTCAAACAATGGAACATATGCTACTGGTTCACAAGCAGGGCAACTAGTTGGAATAGGAGTAATGACTCACTAATGGCACGAATACCTAACAGTACAGATGCGTCATCCATGTGGAAGATGAATGATGTCTATGTCGCAGAAAGTGGTGGCGAATGGATTGATTCTTATGTTCCTTATATTGTAGTAGAGAATTTTATAAAGAGACAAAAAGGAACTTGGGATAATTTAACTGATGGCACTACAACAAACACTTGGCCTGTTGCGAATCCAAGTATTGGGTATCAACTAAGTGCCTATACTGTATGGAATCAATATTATGGTAGCCATGCAATTTCTTTTAATGTTGCAAGTAGTTATGCCACTACTTATAAGATAACTCGTTTTGGTATAGGGGCAATTAGTTCTGATACTGTTGGGGCTATTAATCCTTATGCTATATATCTGCAATTAATAGCAGGAACTACAACAGGGGGAACAAGTTTATATAAAAAAACTTATCCTGCTTGGAATCTAATGTTAACTGGATATGGTTCATCATATGCTTCAGCCTATGGAGCGAATTTGTTAACTCTTCCAACAGATGATTCTGGCAATCCACCTCCAACTCTTAATACAAACACAGATTATGTAGCAGTATATGCAAATGCAGGTACTCAAGGGTATCAAATGTATGGAGGGAGTGATTTTCTTAGCACAAGACAAATTACTCCGGGAACAGGAGGGTCGGCTCCGGGAACTGTAGATATAACATATTCCAATGTAACCTCTTTTAATGGCAGTGGATATCTAGGAACTGACTTGGGAACTGATTTAACTAATGGCCCCTGTCACGTAATATTTGGGATAGAAATTTAATGCCTAGAATACCGAATGTAAATGATGCCGTTGGTATGTGGGATGTTACTCGTCCTAATCAACAGCGAAATGCCGCTTATGGCGAAAGGTGGCCTGTAACGTATATACAACCGCCTGCTTGGTCAGGAACTAGATACTTTAGTTATTGTGGATTTAACGGAAGTAATCAGTCAGGTTATTACATTAATAACAGTAGAACATTAGGTACGGCTTGGACATTTCCATTAGCTGGAATGTGGGCATCGGCTCAGTATGCTTATACAGGAAAGCAATCTAATGGAACGAGGTTTTTAAATTCTTCAGGGGAAACTAGCTCAGGTTGGTCAAACGTAATTGAATATGTAACCTGTTCCACATTAGGAAATGCTGCTTATTTCGGAGATGCAGTTGTATATACGAAAGGGGGAAGGGGTGGTAGTAATGGGACAATAGGGATATATGCAGGGGGAAACCAGTTAAGCGGTGGCTCAAGCAGTAATACAGATATTAAAAGATATGTGACTATTTCTACAACTAGCGCAGGGGCTTCTTATGGAAATTTGACTACAAATAGATATCGTGCAGGGAGTGCCAGTGGAGCAACATACTTCTGTATGTTCGGTGGTTATCCCTATGGTACTGGAGGAGGAAATGGAGATAAGTGGGACTATGTAACCTTTGTTTCTTCAGGCTCTTCAATAAATGCAGGAGATATGGAAAATGTTGGTTCTCCAAGATTCAATACAGATTGTGATGCTATTGATGGTGGTATAGGAAGTTCACGAATAGTTCTTGCAGGTGGTGCTTGGCAAAATGGTGGACATAGTAATGCTATGTGGCATTTCTCTACCGCTTCATTCGGATACGGTACTGACTATGGAAACATGGCAAGTGCGAAAGAAGCAAACAGTACAACAGGAGATGGACAGTATGGGATTATTGCAGGAGGACAAGGGCCAACGGCTTATGAAACAAGTTCACTAATATTTAACGTAACAACTTTATCGTTGGCTGTGGTTTCTCCATCGTCATTAATTCATGGTGTTACTAGAAATGGAATGGCGGCAGGTAACCAATAATGGTTGATTTAATTAAAAGAGAAGAAGAGAAATTTGATATTGTTAAAGCCTATGAGTATGTCTCAACAGGGTTAGATACTATGACCTCTGATAAGTTAGCAAAAGTGTCAGAGAGAATGGTGGAGATAGATAGGGCAAATAAAACCCTTGGTCGTTCTCAAACTCAAACAACAAACCAGTTAATGACACTCACTATGTTAACGGATGCTCCCTATAGGAGATTACGTCAATGTCTTGCACAGATTGAGGATAGAAGAAAGGTAATTGAAGAAACATATTTTCGTATGCGAAAAGAAAAAGTGCAGATGAAAAAATGGCAACAGCAAGCAGAAGACGGAAGTGAGTTAGCCCAAATCAGGATAGAGGAACGTCTATATCAACTGGAAAGAAGTAAAATCTATCTTGATGGTGCGTTCAAAGAACTTGCAGTCTTTCAGGAAGCGTATGAAGAAATAAGAGTTAACAATGGCATCCCTGAGAATTGGGATGAGATGGACGCAGAGCGTGATGAAATAAGACATCACATTCGTCAAGCATTTCGCCAAGGTCACAGGGATATGATTCTGACAAAAAAAATTTCCAACGGTAATGCAGAATACTTTGAACAGTATGGCATTCATCTCCAAGTCGCTCAACAAATTATTGGAAATTATATTGCCCATTGTGAAGAATTAATTGAACAAGGGCAGATGCCAAGGGTAACTCATTTATATGCGTTTCTTGATGACATGGTTGAACAGTTCGGAGATGCTCATCAGGACGTTGTAAACCACATTGGTTTAGATAAATTATTAAGAGGTGAATTTCTTTATAGAGAGGATAAACATGGCGATAATTAAATATACGGTTGAAGTTGGACAACCAGTTCCAAGTTGGGTTTTCGATCCGGGTCATTTTACACACCCTACTCCTGTTTCAGATGATCCATTAACAGTAGAATCTGTTGGCATAGGACTTGGTGGTGGAACAGTTCTTACTCATGCAGAATTCTTAACATATGTACAAAGCATTCATGCACTTATTACTTTTATGACACAAGTAGACCCTGATGCCAGAGATAACCCAGTTGAAATGAGGGCTATGACTGATGCTGAAGTTGAAACAATGGTTTCAGATTGGTGTATAGATAAGGGGCATACAAACCCTGATGGAAGATAAAGTATAATAAACCAAAAGAGAGAGGTTCATTATGAAGTGGATAGGAAAAATACGACCACAAATATTTCTTGCATTAGTTACACTTGGAGTTATCGCAGTTTTGGGAATCAGCAATGAAATGACTGAAGTTACTGTTGGCTGTATCGCAGGTATTATTGCGTTAGCAAAAGATGTTTTGCAAAGTGACTCTGGTGATGGAGGTGCAGGGTAACTACTTGAAGGAGAATAGTAGATGGCAATTTTGGACAAAGATGCTGAAAGGATTTTTGGAAAAATAGAAGAAATAGAAAACTCAATTAGAATATTAAAGACAAACGATTTACATCACATAAGTTTAAAATTAAAACAATTGGAGGGTAATCAAAAATGGATTAGAAGTTTATTGCTAGGAACAATGTTTGTAATAGTAGCTTCTGCCATTGGAATTATATTTAGTAATGTTTGATGCTTTTTCTCCTAAAATTTTCATGTCACTCAGGCGGTTAATAAAGGCTTGTCGTGATACTGAGAATAAGGAGAGGTTCACAAGTGAGGAGCAAAGTGAAGTAATGAAAGCATCTTGGCAATTAGTTAAAGTCATAAGAGGAGAGAGGAAATGACTACTGAAGAAAAAGAAATTGAGACAGTAGGGATTACAGATGACGATCTGCAAAAACTTTTTGCCGTTAATCCTATAGCCCTAGAGCAAGTTAAGCGAATCATAGGCGAGAGAGTGATAGACGAGCAGGATAATAAGATCAAATTATTGGAAGAAGAATTGCGTAAGTATAACGAACAGGGGAGCATCTAATGCCTACAAGTACACCAGTAACCGCAGGTGATCCTGTAAAAGCATCTCAATACAACAGTCTTATTACTGATATGACCACGATTGAGACTGATATGACTACGTTAGAAACTAGTGTAAATAGTTCTATTGCTGATCTTGAAGCACAAACAGAATTACTTTTACTTAATACTAAAGTTGATTTACGAGTTATTGATTGGTCAAATAACCTAGCAAGCGGAAGAGGTTATGACTATACCTACAATAACACTTCTGCTATAACCCAAAATAAAGGGTTAGGGCAAATGAATGCTTATGAGGGCAATGGTTCATGGGCAGGAACGGCAGGATGGGATGGGTGGGGAACAGTTAATGGAACAAGTTCTTGGGTATGGTCTATGAGTACAAGTATAAATACTGGTTGTACAACTCAGATGTCTTGGGGATTAGCAACAAGTGGAGCATGGAGTAACTCTATACAGTATGGCATAACATCAAGCACTAGTTATGGTTATACACTATTTAGACATAACGGTGCAGACTTACATTTATATGCAGTAACTAGAGCCTCTAGTGCAGATACAGAAGAAGTAACAGATTTAGGGTTATCGTCAAGTATATCTGCTTATGTAGGAAGTAGAATACATCTTAAAATTGTTAAAGATAATTTTTCTCCAACTCCTGGAGTTAAATATTATATTAATGGAGTTTTAGTGGCATCTGATCTTCATGCAAATAGTTCAGGAAATAATCAATATAATAACTTTACTGGACAATGGGATATGGGAATGGGGAATAGTAATTTAAATAATACTCAACCTTCATCGGGGAGTAACCAATTGATTATATATGCTAACCCAATGCATTGTGCAATCTTAACAACTTAAAGGAATAGATATGTCTAAATATACATCTTTTATGGATGCGAATGTTTTATATTTATTAACTGGAAAACATTATCGAGTTGATCAAAATGCTTCTATTGTTGAGATAACTCCAGTAGATGCTAGTGATACAGATGCACAATCAGTCCTAGATACTTTAGTTGCAAAGATGGGATTATATAAATTAGCAGATGAACATGAGGAAAAAGCATTAGAAGAATTTATGGATGGAACAGCAATTAGTGATGCTATCACACGCAGAGGTTAAGTTATAGGAGACTTAGAACCCCCTAGACTAATTCCTCTTCCACCTGATCGCCTGTTAATATTAAGCATGTCTATAGAATTAAAGTAATGTTTAACCTCACAACACTTTATGCAAACTCCTCTACTGGTTTTACCATTTGGAGTATCAATTGTAAAAAAATGTTGATGTTCAGGAATTGGAAAAATTTCTTCTTCTGTGACTCGACCATCTCTATATTTCTGCAACCAAGAGAAAACAGTGCCTTCTGACAGCCCCATATAGAGCTGTATTTCTTTCGCAGTAAGTCCATGTACCTCTAAGCCATTGATAACTCCATATTTAACAGAGCCATTAATTTTATTATTCTTTTTCATTTTTCTTTTGAATCTCGCTCAACTTTATATATTCGTATTGTTTACCTTCTGAGAATACCTTTTCCATTTCTAAGGGAGAAAGAATTTGATACAACTTATCCTTGTTCCATCTTCCTGCACTTTTAGAAGTTATACTCTCAACCTTCAGTAAAGAGTGTTCCAAACTATTTATATTATTTCGCGTGAGGAATTCTTTTATCTCATGGTCAATTACTTTACGTCTACTCTCTAAGTCTTTTTTATAATGATTGATTTTATTTCTTTCTTCAATCAAGTCTTTCATCTTGTTAGCATCAGGAATCTCATTATCTATTGCTTCATTAATATCCATATGAATCACTCCAAAACAATTTCTCAAAATTTAAAAATATTATGTGGCTAGTAACCAGATTACATTGATACCATTTAATGCTAGACCTTCTCACTACTCTTTCTTTAGCCCTATCAACTGTCATATCATTTTGACACTTAGGGCATAGAGGTATTAATTTAGGCTCACTGTCTTTGTTTGAAACCACATTCTCTAATTTAATTTTTACTATTACATCTTTATTAACTAGAGTAAGTCCTCTATAGTGTGCTATATATAAATTTCCTCGCAATGCTTCAGGGCTAGATATACTTTCTTCAACAATCTCAGTTGTGTAGTCTTCATAACCACATGTAATACATTGAGGATACCCACCAAGACTTCTCATTTCTTTTGTACATTTAGGACACTCTAAGAGGTTTTCCATTTACAAACTCCAATACCTTGTCTACTGTCTTTTTACCAAACCCATCCAACTCTATAAGTTCTTGTGGTGTAGCCATAGTAAGGGAATGAAGAGTAGGGTATTCTTCAGCTAGAACTTTTGCTCTCTTAATACCTATTCCCATCCTTTCGTACATCTCCATTAAAGGAGAATCTAACAATTGCCAATCAAGAAACTTATGTCTCTTTCGATAGAACACTTCTTCTTTATGCTCTTCCTTTCTCCAAAATCTCATTAAAGAAAGAATGTTTACAACCAAATGATTAGTATCCTGTACTTCTCTTATGCGCCCACCACTCGCTTCAAATCTTGTAAGGATCGAATTGAGATAGTGGAATGAGAATGATGACTCCCCCCACCTCCCCCCTCGTACCTTTTCTTTTAGTTTGCCTGAATCGAAATCAACTTTTGTGTGATCTCCTATAAGGTACAGATAAGCCATGTCATACTCTTGAGTCAATCGTGGAAGTTGAGTCATTAACCTACCGTCCCTAAGTGAACCCATAAGGTCACTAGGTGCTTTCTTTAACTCTATTCCTACCTTAACCTGCTCACCTTTCATCTTACCAATGAACATTAGATCAGCAGTTTCAAGAGGTGAGACAATTAATGGAGTTTGTCTTTCTAAAGAAATCTTCAAACCTGTATCCATACTTGCTTGGTTAGAATCAATAATTAACATTAGCTAATCTCCTACTTCCAATTCCCATCCTTGCTCCAAGGCTATTTGTAACATGTCTTTGGGAAACAATATGGGGTCATCGCTACCTTCTACGAATATAGCCATAGTTGGTATGTACTCATCAGTTATGTATCCAAATGCCACTTGGATGTGTCTACCAGTTACTTCTTCTTCAAAATTCAAAATTGATCTTTCCACATTCATACTCAACTAACCTCATCTTCCATAACTATAATTGCATCTCCTACTATGGTTCTTCCTGAGAGAATCGATGCAGTAGGATTTACTTTCAAGTTATGTAATAACCCTTCCTCGTTAACATACATCTCTCTCCAACTAGGTTCTGTTCCTCTAATATCTCTTCTCAAAGGAACAGGTTCTATAAGACCACCTACATATGCCTGTAGTTCATCTAGAGTAAATTCTTTTCCATTGGCAGGAGAAACTTTAACTCCATCATTCTCTCCTGCTTTAATTAGCCATCCCATGTTTACCACCTTCTATTAATATTTATTCTGTTAGCACCGAATCCAAAATTTCTACCTGAGTATTCCCCTAGACAAGTCTTGCTACAAAAGTTCATCTCAGGATATTTTGCTACTTTTTTATACGCTTTTCTGTGATACTTATAGCTACTGTTGAGAGAGAAAGTTATTCCACAATTAGTACATATAGGTCGAATTGCTTCCCATTGTTTTTTTCTGCAATCTACACAAATATATTTTGTCTTAACCTTTTTTCGCAAAACCTTATAGACCCACTTACCACAATCTCCACTACAGTAATCTACTTTATTTAGATTGATTCCCCCTCGTCTTTTAATTCTATTAATAGGCATGAGGGTATTATCTTTATGTGAATCACTTATAAGCTGTCTAACTCTTTCTCTTGTACGACTAATCTCATAACCAATTTCTTCTAATGTAACTTTAGGATTCTCCAATACAATTTTATAAATCTGTTCATTAAGTCGTTTGGCTTTAAGTTTATTAGATTTTCGTTTATGTTTAGGTAATTCAGAATTCATGTTAAATTCCTATTGCGTTTAATACACTGTCAAAAGTAGGATTATCTACATCTTCTCCAATCTTTTCTACATTAACTCTACACTTCTCTATTAAAGCAAATCGTTCTTTTGTATTAGCGTCATACTTTAATTGAATTTGAACATCTACCCATTGTGGCAATTGATTATTACCTGAGTATTCACTTCTTTGAGTTTTCTCACCTTTAGCGTTATAAACAGTTTGACCATGATGAGTAATAACGCAATTAAGATTAGAGTTTCTAATCGCATCTAAAGAACTCTTCATTGCTTTATTTGCATAACGATAATCAAAAGGAAACAAGTCTCTACCTTGGCTCTTTCTTTTTTTATTAATTTCTTCCATCTCTACTTCTTGCATCATGTGATTCCAAGTAGTTCCTGTGTCAATAACAAGAGTTCCATTGTCATCACCTTCAGCTACCACATCTTCAATAACACTTTTCATATAACGATAAATTTTTACTTCATCAGAAAGATTGCGAACTAAAGGAATGTCATTAGTACCTAATGCACTTCTAATAATCTCATCTATCTTTATATCATCAGGTTTTATTAATTTGTTTTCCAAAGCATTCTGCATACTCCAGTATGCTCCTTCAGGTTCTAGGCTCAAGAAGTAAACTGGTTTAGGTGCTGTTAATGCAAAGTAACTTTTACCAACTCCTGTTGTTGCCCAAACACTCATTACTATTCTTCTTCTATTCTGTAAATAGTTTTCTAGACTTTCAAAATTATTCATCAAATACCTCATATGCTTTTGGTGCAATCCAAATGTCAGCTTTTCCTAAAGACCTTCTAAGTGGATTAATAAATATTTCTATACAATCAGGACACACAGGTTGTTTGTTATCGTAATAAGCAAGGTGTGGTTTAAACCTAATCAACGTATTACATTTACAACAAGTATCTCGTATCCATTCATTTCTATCATGAGTCATCGCAAACTTCTTTATAACTACATCCTCGACATAGCCAAGTTAAAGGAGTCTTCATAGGTAGTTCGGAATTAGTTTTCTTCATTTCTATATATTCTTTATTCTCTAAAAACTTATTCCATAAATCTTCAAGTTCATATTCATCCCACGTTAATCTATAACTTCTTAATCTAGGAATGGGATTAAGGAAACAAACAACAAAGTTCATTTCAGTTCTATCTCTCATGTGGGTGTAAGCACCTGCTTGTTCTACCCAATAGAACTTATCGGCAAATAGTTTATCAACAGATGAGGGTTCTTTACCCCAAGTTAATTTACATTCGTAATCTATCTCTTCTCCTGCAAAATCTATATGACCTACAATGCCATCTTTTTCTACAGACATTTCTTGAGTAGACTCAGGAAGTAAATCGGAGAAGAAAGACTTCTCCATTGAACGTCCCATAGTAAACCTAAATAGAGTTGTGTTATCCCATACAGGTTTATGTAGACGCGAAAGTGCTGTCTGCCTTAAACATAAAGTTAGATCAGATACGTGCATACCTGTTCTAGGTTCATTATCATAATTCTTTTGTAATTTCTCATGCCATATTTCTTCATCGGCATTTAATCTTTGTACATCCATTTTTCTCTCTCTCTCTAAGGGGAGAAGAACTTTCATCTTCTTGTCTAACGTAAGTTA